ATGCTCGACGAGGATTTATTCATCGACACTTGCTCGAACATCACGCTCAGAGAATATCAGCGCGGCGTTGCCCAGGCTGTTATCGGTTCAATCAAATCAAAATTAGGATTGTCATTTGTTGTAATGTTTCCCCGCCAATCCGGCAAGAACGAACTCCAGGCACAAATAGAAACTTACCTACTCACAATACATATCATGCACGCTTGCGACATGGTCAAGGTTTCCCCCACCTGGAAACCGCAGACGCTCAACGCCATGCGCCGGCTCGAAATGGTGCTCAGTACAAATCTTATCTCAAAGAAACACTGGTCAAAAGAGAGCGGATATATCTACCGTTGCGGAATGGCAAGGATTTATTTTTTCAGCGGTCAGCCCCGCTCCAACATCGTGGGGGCGACCGCTTCAGTCTTGCTCGAAGTAGACGAAGCGCAGGACGTACCCATCACCAAGTACGACAAGGATATCGCACCAATGGCAGCCAGTACCAACGCCACCAGGGTTTTTTGGGGAACAGCCTGGACTTCCAGAACCCTGCTATCCAGGGAATTGCGGGCATCTCTCAAAGCACAAAAAAAGGATGGTATTAAGAGAGTGTTTGTTCTAACTGCGGATGATGTCAGAAAAGAAGTACCAGCCTAGGGTGATTTTGTCGATGGGCAGGTATTCCGCCTGGGTCGTAATCATCCCTTGGTTAAGACGCAGTATTTCAGCGAGGAAATAGACGCGGAGGGGGGGCTGTTCCCGCCCGAGCGCCAGGCACTCATGCGGGGATCACACAGCCCCCGCGCCGTTCCGCAGTCCGGCAAGCTGTACGCGGCCACACTCGACCTGGCCGGCGAGGATGAGGCTGTCATTTCTGATTCGGTAACTGCTTTCACGGAAACAGCAGAACTGGCCAACCCCCGCCGAGACAGTACTTCACTCACAATCTTTGAGGTTGATTTGTCCACAGTGGACGACCCGCTTATTTGCAAGCCATCCTATAAGGTCATTCACCGGCGGGAATGGATAGGTACTAAACACTCCAAACTGTACGGTGATATAAAAGCCATCCTGGAATTATTCAATGTCCGCTATATTGCCGTGGACAGCACCGGCGTTGGTGCGGGCATGGCATCGTTCTTATCCGCTTCAATGGGCGATAAAGTGATTGAATTTGATTTCAATACCCGCACAAAATCAGATCTGCTGTGGGACTTCTTGGGCATCATCGACAGTGGACGCTTCAAGGATTACACCCCCGATGATGAAATATTCTGGAAGCAGATTAGCTTTTGTGAATTTGAAATACTTGAAGGACCCCAAAAGCGTGTGCGGTGGGGCGTGCCCGATGGAACCAGGGACGCTGCCACCGGCCAACTGGTACATGATGATCTGCTGATCAGTGCTGCCATGTGTGCTGTACTTGACGAGGAGGACTGGTCAATCTCTGCACCTACTTTTTATTATCCAGGGGGATGATCCTCTGCCCGAATTGGACAAAGGTTTCTAATGGATTCAATGCGTATAGTTCTGTGGATAACTCTGTGGATAACTCACACTCCCGTTTTTCTGCTATGTGCATCAAAACGGAATTTTATCCGAACTTCAATCAAGAGATTTGAAGTGAGGATCCACGCACTCCAGCGCCATCAAGGCGCGCGGTGGGCGGGGAAACCACTTTTCTATTTTGAAAGGATGTACACATGATTCCAGGTATCGATGTGTCCCATTGGCAGGATGATAAGTCCACTGCCCAAAAGATTGACTTCAAAAAAGCCAAAGCCGCCGGAGCCGAATTTGTTTTTATCAAGGTGTCCGAACGTGGCTCGATTGACCGTGACTTTGAATTCAACTGGAAAGCAGCCAAGACCGCCGGACTGCTTCGCGGTGGTTATCACTTCCTGCGTTGGACGTTATCCGGCTCTTTACAAGCGAGGATCTTCTGCGACATTATGAAAGATGATCCAGGAGAACTACCGCCGGTTGCGGACTTTGAAGCCCCCAACTATGGGGATATATACCCCTCCAATGCCCTGCTTGCTCAATTCCTGGAAGTAGTCGAATCAACTACTAAGCGCATCCCCATTATCTATACATCCCCTGGTTACTGGAACATTCACGGCAAGATCAAAGGCACAAACAAAATCGACGACAAGTGGAAATATTATCCACTGTGGATTGCCCACTACACCAAAGCCGACAAGCCCACCATCCCCCCTCCCTGGCTCGATTGGTTGTTCTGGCAATATTCCGCAAAGGGTGACGGCCTAAAGTACGGAGCCGAGAGTAAATCCATTGACCTCAACTGGTTCAATGGCGACCTGCCCGATTTGTTCGCTCTGGCCGGCCAGGGTGAAACGGAACCGCTTCCAGGGGATGGCGATATTCTTCAAATCATTTCTCACTTGTCAAAGATAGACGCACGCCAACGGTTGCTTGAAAATTGGGCGAGAGGGATTGGTTATAAAAGATGAGCATATTCGACCGCTATATTAAGAAACAAGTCAATGACCTTTTCAATGCGCAGCTTGCTGTGATTGAGAATGAAAATACTTTGCTTATCGGTGCACGCTCTCTCTCACAATCCGAGAGAGATCGCTACACATACGAACGTACCGATATCCTCGAACGTTCTCTTGAAGCATGGCGCTTGAACCCGCTTGCCCGCCGGATTGTGGAGCTCACTTCTCAATATGTGGTTGGTGGCGGGCTCACTATAAATTGTAAAGATAGCAAAGCATCAAAATTCTTTTCTGAATTTTGGAATCACCGCCTCAACCGAATGACAATCCGCGTTTCTGAAATGTGTGATGAACTCACCCGCACCGGTAATCTGTTTGTTATCCTCACCACCGATGCGGCCGGTATGACCTACATTCGGTTGTTGCCCGCTTCTCATATTGACGAGATCATCAGTAAAAAAATGACGTTGAACAACCTCTTTACTTTAAACTAAAATCTGATCTGGAAAATCTATCACCAGAACCGCTTCCTGCTTACGACCCCAACACCGACGATCCAACCAAACCCGCCGTCCTGCAGTACGCAATCAACCGGCCGGCCGGCGCGCAGTGGGGTGAACCAGACCTGGCCCCCCTGCTTGTATGGCTTTCAAGATATTCGAACTGGCTGCAAGATCGCGCCCGGCTCAATCGCTACCGCAATGCTTTTTTATATATCGTCCAGGCGAAATTTGCTTCCGAAGCCCAACGCGTCCAAAGGCAGAACGCACTCAACGCCAACCCGCCCAAGCCTGGCAGTATCCTGGTTGCCGATGATACCGAATCATGGAAGGTTATCCATCCCCGCCTTGACAGTGGTAATGCCGAAAAGGATGGACTGGCTCTCAAAAAGATGATCGCTGCAGGTTGCGGGCTTCCGCTCCACTTCCTTGCAGAACCCGAAAGCGCCACCCGCACAACGGCAGACGCCGCAGGAGGTCCAACCTTCCGGCGCTTTGAACAGCGTCAGCAGTATTTTTTGTGGATGATAGAGGACATCCTGCGTGTTGCTCTTAACCGTCGTGCAATGATTGACGGAAAGATTAACAAACAAATAGATCTTTCCGTCACCGGCGCCGACATTTCAAGCAGGGATAATCTCCAACTATCACAAGCCGCCTACTACATGATCGAGGTACTTGCCAATCTTAGAGATCGTGCTCTGGTTTCTAATGATGAATTCCTGCGCGTCATTTATCGCTTCTTTGGTGAAACGGTTGATGCCGATGAAATGCTTAAGCGTGCTAAGAAAGACCAGGACAAGGCGCAGGGCAAAGACCAGACCCCCAAGAGTACAGGGGATGGGATCCCACGTAAAAAAGTAATTACCCCTCCCCATGATGGGATGGGAGATATAAAGGTTAACAAATAGAAAAGGAGTTCTATTATGCCAAGACCGCCCGCACTACCGCTCAAAGGAACATACGATAGCAGGACAGGTATCTATACTTTTGATGGTCGCTCTTATAAAGCCAGGTGGGACGCCAACGCTCTTAAGAAATCCATTGATGATTGTAAAACCATCCTGGAAATTGCCCACAAGTCAGACATGGACAGTTTCCCGCAAGCTATCCTGGTTGTTGGTGAAACCAAATGGAAACAGATTAAGAAGTCCTACGCCTCATGGGTTGGGCTCGGTCAGTTTCATTACTACGCGCCCGATGTAAACCCGGGCGAACTACCCGTCTGGTTGTCAGAAATTAGTGGTCACGGTACAAAACTTATCCATGAGAAATCACCAGGTGTTGTTTATCTTCTCACCTACAACGAACCCAATTATATGTACCGCTACTTTGATGATTGCGCACCTGCTCCTATATACCCTATACCACCAGTGTCGGGGGGCAGTACAGCTTCCCCGCCCCTGCCTTTGCTCACATTCCAGGAACTGGAAATCACCGGAACTATTGATGGTAAACCGGTTGACTTATTACTTAAGTTTAAATAAAGGACTTGCCTATGCCAAAACCTAAACAAGTTTTCTACGAACAGCAACACAGGATAGAACTTCAATCATCAGATGTTGACGCAAATGGTGAATTTGAAATCCTGGCAATCACCGCCGGCAATGGGAACGGTTGGAACTTCTCAGCCGATGTCCTCAAAACATCCCTGCCACTTTGGGAAAATGCCCACACTTTCATTGACCATCACTGGTTCGGTAACAGTGTCAATGATTTAGCAGGTGTCTGCTTCCAGTCGCAGTGGGATGAAACAGCCCAGGGTATCAAGCTAAACCTTAAACCATTCGGCCCGGCAGCTGCAGCCCTGCAGGAAATCGGGCGGCAGATGCTTGCCGATGAAACCATCAAGCCCGATGTTGGCTTCTCAGCCGACATTGTATTCACTGCCAATGGTGATGATGTCCAGGATATTCTAAAAGTTTTTTCCGTTGACCTTGTGGTTAATCCCGCGCGGGGCGGTGAATTTATCCGAGAAGTTTATTCAAAATTTAATCTATATCAAGAAGGAGTTAATAATATACCTAAGAAAATACCAGATAATAAAATCGTACCACCCACGCAAGACCCCCTGCCCGGTGTCAAGCGTGTACAGCAACGTATCAAGGACGATAAAAAAGCCGTTGATCAGTTGCTTAATGTGCAGGGGCACATCGAAAAGCTAAATGACGAAGCGGATAAGGTAAGAGATATCCGAATCAAAATGTGCGAACAGCTTCTCGAAAGTACTCTCACTGCGTCCAAACTGCCCGCGCCTGTGGTCGAACGTTTGCGCGTCCAGTTTGCAGGTAAATTATTCGATGCCGATGATCTCACTTCTGCCATCGAGGACAGCCGAAAGATGGTCAGCGAACTCACCGGCGGTTCGGTTGTGCAGGGTCCTCGGGTGCACTCTGTCTTTGACAGTGCCGACAAGCTTCAAGCTGCAGCCGATGATCTTCTCGGTGCACCCCGCGAGGACACCTCCAAAGATTTGAAAGTCGCTAAGCTTTCCGGCATCCGTGAACTTTATCTCATGCTCACCGGTGACTATGACCTGCACGGTGGGTTTGATTCCGAGCGGGTGCAGTTTGCCACAACGGCAGACTTCACCGGTTTGGTCAAGAACGCTTTAAACAAGATCGTGGTCAACACCTGGGAGCAGTTAGGTCTTGCCGGCTACGATTGGTGGAACAGAATCAGCAGGGTTGAGCATTTCAATTCCCTGCAATCCATCACCGGCACACTGGTAGGCACAGTGGGCACTCTGCCCACTGTGGCCGAGGGTGCTGAATACACCGAACTAAACATCGGTGACAGCCCCGAGACTGCCAGCTTCACCAAGTACGGCGGATACATCCCGCTTACTTTAGAACTTATCGATCGGGATGAATCCCGCAAGCTTGCCGCATATCCCCGCGAGTTAGCTTCTGCGGGTCTTCGCAAAATCAGTGCCCTGGTTGCCGCCATCTTCACAGACAATTCAGGCATTGGCCCAACAATGGCCGACACCGGCGCGTTGTTCAACGCCACTGCAGTCACCACCGCCGGCGGGCATGCCAACCTGCTAACAACCGCCCTTGCCGCCGCCGAGTGGGATGTGGTCGCTACTGCTGTTTACAATCAGCCCATGTTGATTAAGAATTCTGCCGGCGTGTACGGCACCGGCCCAAAAATGGCCATCAATCCCCGCTTCTGTGTGGTGCCCCGCCCTCTGCAGTTGGCAGCTATGAAGGTTCTCTATCCCACCCTCGAAAATGCGGCCAACATTTATTCAGAGAATCAGCAACGCGGTCAACCTGGCGATGTGGTAACTGTGCCTGAATGGACAGATGCCAACAACTGGGCTGCCGTTTGCGACCCGCTGATTGCCCCCGCTATCTTTATCGGTGAACGTTTCGGCATTATGCCCGAAATATTTATTGCGGGTGATAGTCTCAGCCCGGCCGTGTTCATGAACGACGAACACCGGCTCAAAGTCCGTCACTTCCTGGCTTGTTGGGTGAATGACTTCCGCCCGCTTCACAAGTCGAATGTTGCTTAAATAAAAATAATTATCGGTGCAGATTCGCATTTGCGGAAAACTGCTTGCAGATCTGCACCTACTTTAGAAAGGAAATAAATTATGGGTTACGTACATGATGCACACATGAGCAAGTTTATTCACCCTGGCGATTTTGAAATGAGCGCCGGCACTTGGGCGGTTACTGAGGCTTCCAATGTGGTCAGCAATGACCGCACTGCTGCGGATGCAGCCGTCACGGTTCTTATTCCAATCAAAGTGCCGTCCAATTCAGTCGCACTCAAAGGCGCAAAACTGGCCAGTATTGATGTTGGTTATCTGATTGCCACTGCTGCAGCTGATGATTTCGCAACCGTTGAACTTGAAAAAGTCACCATCGGCGCGGATAATGTCGCTGCTGCAGGTGAGGCAGTCACCACCACAGAGGACGCTGCACATGATACCGCAGCTGAAAGATTAGCAGTTGATGATCACACCATGACCGTCACCATCACCACCCCCGAATTCCTGGATGATGGCGACTGCTACTGGTTGAAGTTGGTCATTGATTGCGCTGCAACCACCGTCCTTAAGTTTTATGGAGCGGTTGCTCACTACACATTGAGGATATGATCCTTTCGTTTTCTTCCTCCTTTGCCAACCCCCCGCCACTTGCCAGGCGGGGAGGTTGGCGCATCGTTCCATTTTCTTTTAGCTATGCAGTTGGGGTTGCACTGATTCTTAATAAGATAAATCGCTGCCCTTGCTTGTTTATAAAATGGATTCGCAGGAGGAAGAAAATCGTTTTAGAAATTTATTAATTATCTAAAACCGAACATTCATTCTAAGGCTTGTATAACTTTGCGCAGGTGAAAACAATATCTAATTTACTAAATAAATTTGTTAGAGGGCTTCTAAACGCCCAAAGAAAGGATTCTTTACATGGAAACTAAATCATATTCTAAGCTGTTAGGGCTTCTGCGCTCAAGGAAGTTTTGGGCTGCGGTCATCGGAACTGTGTTTGTTGTCATCAAAGAACTGGTTCCTACCTTCCCCCTGGACGCAGAGGAAGTCACCAATATTATCTATGTGCTCACCGCTTACATCCTTGGTACAGCCATCGAGGACGGCGGGCGAGGTATCGGCGGAGATTAGCGTTCCTGATTGTATTTTCCAATAAGGTGAGTTATCAAATGCTTTAGAAAAAAATCGTTCGATAACAAACCTTATTGCAAACTATGTCCCGACCATCTATCACTTGTCGCAATTCTGTCACTCACTTTTATTGGGTGCGGTCTCGAATCTGAAATTCTCCCCGCACCCTGAAAGGCAAACATGAAAACAAAAACAAAAACGCAGGACGATCGTAAAGCGATCAAAGACTTGTTCGGCTGTGACCCTGTTGATTGGGCACGCTACCCCGATGGTAAGCTCACCTTCATCAGCCCCACCGGGCAGAAGTTCGGCTACACCAAAGAGCAGTTCGATAATATCGCTGATGCGGTTCGTATCGAAAGAGCAGCCAAGAAAAAATTGTCCGGCAGGAAATCTAAATCCAAAACAGAATCCATCCTTGAAAAAGCCAATTCCGCTTTCTTGCCTGATCTTCCCGATGTTCCGCCGGGCGCTGCGGAGTAAAACTCCGCGTCGCGTGTGCGCCCGCCGTCTTACTTCTTGTCATTGCGAGGAGCAAAGCGACGTCGCAATCTCCATCGCGATTGAATGTTTTAACTTAAGTAGGTGAACCTATGACTAACCTTGCAGCTTATCGAACACGAATTCAGAATTCGCTCGATGATACCAGTTCCAAATATTCGAATGATATCATCGATGAAGCGTTGAGAAAGATCCTCAACGAATACACCCGCGCCAATCCCAACTTCAAAACCCACACTCACACAGTAACAACCGCCGGCAGGGTGCAGACCCTTGCAGCTGCAAACCTGATCGCCATCGTTCAGCTTGTCCATCCCTACGATAGCACTCTGGCTGACCCATTTGTTTATGCGCGGGAGGATTTTTCCCTTTCGTATGTGGACGGTGATCCTGATTTATATTTTTTCGGGGATGATATTCCAGAGGTTGACGAGAAGATTTATATCAAGTACGCTGCCAAGCAGACCATCACCGACCTTGACAGTGCAGCAGCCACAACGGTTCGAGACGACCACGTAGATATTCTTATTGTCGGCGCTTCCGGCCAGGCTGCTATGATGCGGGCATCCGGCCTGAATGAACAATGGGGCGGACGCTCCGGAGAGATGGGTTCCCTTATGACTTGGGGCACACGGCAGTATGGCCGCTTCTTTTCTTTCATCGAGGAAATAAAACAGGAAACTTTCCTTCCCGCTTTCCCGCTCAACCACTGGCCTCTTGACTGTGAGGATGTTTGATCTATGCCTAACCCTATAGGTAATCTTGTTCAAAAATTGCAGTGGTGCACCAGAGGGGAAAACTGCGGTATGTGCAATTCTTTGAAAGGTCGCGTTTATACCTACGATATGTGGATGTCATCGGGCGTATGGCCTGGCTTCCACTTGAATTGTGATTGCTTTTTGAAAATGGTCGGTGAGGAATATGTTTTGTCCGACCCCGATTTTTTCGGTACTGATCTCAACCTGCTCAGCGATACTATCAATCCCATCTTCTTTACGTTTCGTTTGCATTGGGATCCCAATTATGTGCCCTTCTCCTGGTATATGTCTGAACAGATCACAGAGGCACATCGTAAGATGGGCGCCGATCTGCCCATCGGTGAGGTGCTCCGGCGCATGAAAGATGAATTCATGGGGTTCTTTAAACGCTCAGATATCTTTGATAATTTTTTTGTGTGGCGGGTGTTCCGCTCAACTCAGCATTATCAAAACAATGATGATACCGCTTCTGGTGGTTTCCCTTGGGGCAGTCTGCGCAAGAACCCATTCAAAATGACTTATGATATCCCCCGCTCTTTTTATTATCAGCAGTCCACTCTTAAACCCGAACCGCTGCAGCCCTTGTATCCCTATCAATCCAATTACACGGAGGACTATTAATATGCACGACATCGGCGTTGATTGCGATTTTGTCCTGGTGCACCCCCTTGTAAATGGTGGGTCCCCTTACGGTTTTGTATTAGCCCCCGACCCTGCCAAGTCAGGGTCAACCATTTCCGTACAGAGATCACTTGATGATAGTGATGAAGTCCAGATATATTTATTCGCTACCGTTCTGCTTGCCGATGATCTAAAGAACCCCGACGGTTCTGAACATGCAGCCAGTAGGCAGACCATGTACGACATGCTGCTTGATTATCTTGAACAAATAGAGGACATGTCAGTCGGTACTTTCATGGGAAACTACCTTGGACTTGGCCAGTCCGGTCACACATCCACGGAATTGCACCTGGTGGAAGCCAGTTACATATCTTTGAAGTTCGCCAACCTCACAACCTACCATCCACCCATCGACAGTGATTTGTTCTTTGGTTCTATCTGGCAGCCAGAAACACCGGCCGGGGATGCTTTCACATGGGATTCGTCAGTATGGAGATAAAACGACTTACGAGGTTTCAACCTAAGCAGCGTATTCTATTATCTTGGGGTAATGTATCCCTGCTTTTTGCGCAGGTTCTACGGTTCTTCAATCGCTTGTTTGCCTCCGCTCTTCGTTCCGCAAACCTTATGCAAGCATCGCCATGCGTTCTCTTCGGTGCTCGGCAAACAAGCTCTTTATTTTCCTACCGCTTGATTGCCCGCGTTCTGTGCTCTGCTCATGGAACTGCACGCACATTCTCTTGTCAAACAAGCTCGGCTTTACTCGCCGGCCTCACTCGGCTTATCTCAAGCAAATCCACTCGCGGGCTTGCTCCGCCCTCCCCCCTCCTCACCCCCCAAACCCCCCCTCCAACCCCCCACACCCGTCAAGGTAAGTTGAACATGGGGGGCAAGGTGGGGGGATTAGGGCTCTGCGCCATGCGCCCCGCTCTACGTGCAGGGGCTGCGCCCGCTCATTCGTTTCGGTTTTTTTTGGGTTCGACGGAGCTCAGCAAAAAAAAACCTCTTATTGAAAACCAAAGGAGATTAATATGACTTACCCCGAAAGTGCTAATGTTTCCGCCGGTGATGCCACACTCGCCAGCCACTACAACAACCTGCGTGCCGATGGTGTATTTCTTGGGCAGGTCACCGCTGATTCTGTACCCCTCGGTACTATGCTTGAAAGATATGTCACCCGCCTCACGGTTGAACTTTTATCCACAAACAAAATCAGGGTACCCGCGTCAGCAGACGCGCCCGTATCTCTGCTCATTGATGGTTATCTGTGTCAGGCTGTGGCAAATGTAGACCTGGACGCGGGGGATGTCCCATCGGGCGCAGCGTCCGCTTATTACATCTTTGCCAACCGTGCTGATTCCAGTACCACATTCACACTCACTGTTTCTACTTCCAACTCAGAGGCTTCAAACAAACGGCGCATTGGGCGCTTTTATTGGGATGGTTCAGCCATCATCAAAGATAGCGTCCGCTCTGATCTGGCTGAACATATTGCAGACCTACTTTATTTCGTTGACCCGCAGGTTTGTGATGGACGTTTAACATTAAGCACTGGTGACCCCATCCCTGATTCTGATATTGCTTCTTCTGCCAATGTGTACTTCACATCCTTTTTAGGCAACCGAATATCTCTTTATGTCCAGGATTATGGATGGCGTTTGTACACATTCGGGGAGCTCACCCTGGATATATCCGGTGTAGCGGACGCTAAGAATATTGACGTTTGGATTTACGACAATGCGGGCACGCTCACCCTTGCCTATACTGAATGGTCAAATGACATTCTGCGTGCTACTGCCATCATCCGCCAGGATGGGGTCTGGTGCAAGACTGGTGCCCTCGGTTATCGCTACTTGGGCACGGTCAGGACTTCCGGCGCGGGTGTGGTCTGTGACACTGAGGCAAAACGTTTCACATGGAACTTTAATAACCGCCGTCCAAGAAAAGTTTTGAAGGTCGAATCAACCAACACCTGGGCTTATACCCTTGCCACATGGCGGTCAGCCAACGCCAGTGATTTAAATAGAATTGAACTTGTTATCGGAGTTTCGGAGGATCCGGTTGAACTAACCATTCACTCTATTAGCTCAAGCACTGGCGCTTATGGAAGGGCTGTAGGTATTGCCCTGGATGCCACCAATACCAACCATGCGCATATTAATTCAAGAACTGGAAATAGTTCTTTCCTACCCATAGCTTCTATCTACTTGGGTTTCCCCGGCATTGGGTATCACTACTTGCAGTGGGTTGAAAATGCGCAAGCTGCCGGTACTTGTACCTGGTACGGTGACGGCGGTGATTCTACTCTTATTCAATCAGGTTTATATGGTAAGGTGATGGCATGATTAATGTAAATAAACTTTCACAAGAATTAATATCTGCGGGTGTCTCAACTCATGGGAATTGTAATTCCTCTGGTGTTGTATGGGATGATAACAATAAAGAAATCCAAAACCGCGCAGACGTGGTTTTGATTTTGAATGCTCACAACCCCGCCCCCGAAACTTCAACCATCCGTGATGAAAAATATAATCAGGCAGGTATCACATCCATGAAAATGATCTTGGCTCTGTGGTCTAAAGTCATGCAGAATGACAGCACTGATGCCGACACCCTGCAGATAATAATAGATCAGGTGAATTTGTCTATCGGTCAATAA